GAATATGAGATCATTCCATCCTTCAAGCCCTTCACTACGTACACGCCCTTATCGACGGAAAGAAGTCTCTGCATTACATTTCGCATTGATTCAATTGAGTTTTCTGTAATGCTGTCTTCAATTTTTTCCCTACTGGTAAGCTCGCTAAATATTACATCTGCTTCATTTCCGGACGGTACATTACCCTTGGCATCGGAAACAAGAGCCATCTTCTTGATGTTTCTTGTTTTATTATATTTACCGTAGATACAGCGCAATGAACCACCTACAATATGAACCGGCTTAACTGAGCTTCCATTAGGTGTGAAACCCACATAATTCTTATCTACATCCTTACGCGCTTCACGTAGATAAATCTGATCCATAGCGCTCAAACCTCCCTTGTTCTCTCACTATCAATTGATGAATACTTATTATCCTCTCGGTCGATAGTGATCATAATTGTTCTCTTGTTTTGCACATCCATCAGGCCTAACTCAACAGAATCCTCATCGTCGATATCCTTATATGATTGAAGTTGCTCTATGAAGCGCCATACCTTCTTAACGAGATCCGACTCCATGAAGAGTACGGGAACTCCCCGCTCTGCCTCATTCAATAGAAGATACATTTCAAAATCTACCTTGAGGAATATATTCGGGGAATCTTTTTTCTCAAGCCTTATATAATTGGCTGTCATGTCAATTCCAGCCTGCATGCTTTTAAGCAGGGTAGGCCTTCCTATACTAAACTCGCTCTTCTTAATAGTTCCAGCTGATATAAGCACCTTTCTGGGCTCGTTGTTATATCGATGTCCGGACCAGATTTGCAACTTGGTACTTGAGCCATCGACAGTTCCGAAGAAGTTGTTCAACTTAGAGATTAATTCTTTAATAATCTTCCCGTTATCCTGGTTAAGGAATTTCTGGAAACGGGTAGTGTCGTCATCCAAAATGGTCAACAATTCATCACCATACCGATTAAAGAAAAAGAACTGACGCTTCCGAAGGTTGAACAAGATCTCATTATCGTATGCGATTGTCTCTGCAGGCACCTCGCAGCCTTCGGTCCATGACTCAGAATCAATATCATTCAATAGAATTTTTTCATCCCAAACCGGATGAGAAATATAAACAGGATCAATGGCTTCGTTAACTGCTGTAAAAAGGTTTCCCATGCCAGAATAAATCAGATTTACTAGATCATACTCGCTATTTCCGGCAGTCTGATTTAACTTTTTACAACTTCTGTTTCCGAAAATCAGATATGCTATAAAACTTTGTATTTCCCTAAGCGTTGCATGGTACCCCCTAAGAGATACCCGCTGTAGGATAAGGCTTAAGCGCTCCTGAAAGAGTTCACCATTTAGTAATTTTCTGTTCTTATGAACAATGCAACTATTTAGGAGCGGACAACTGTCACATTCTTTGTAGTGACCAGCGTCCGTCATTTTAAGAATTGCTTGCTTCAAAATCTCAGGCGTGAGCGCCTCTCTTTTGCTGAGATCAAATACCACCAACGAATCAGTATCGACATTTTCATCATGGAAAACCACAGCATTAGCCATTTGTGAATAAGCTTCCTTTATTGGTTGGAAATCAGGATGGCTCTTATAAACCGAATATAAGACAGCAGCATTAATTGCAATTACAAACGGCGTATGACTCCGTTTTGCCTGCTCCCACCGAGAATGGATTTCTTCGTTTGATAGCGTGCTCGCATCCAATTCCACAATCACCGGAGTATCCAACTGCTCGAGTCTTTCCTTCAATACTCTGATAATATGTGTTTTTCCGTCACCCGGATTTCCTGTTAAAACTATATCCTTTCCGGCCTTCGCGGCATCAATAACAGCATTATCTAGCTTTGTTTTCAGATGAATATAGGAGAGCAGTTCTGTATCAACATGATCTGCGTATGCGCTTGTGCCCCTATAGAAATCACGAATAAACTGTAAGCCAACCTTTTTATCATCATTTGACGGCATTTGCGGCACCTCCTTGAGTTTCTCAAATTTCCATTTCTCGTCATCATTTATCTGATTTCCAACCAAGAATTCTTGTTTATCGAAATCACGAATCCTCTGGTAGATCGGTTCGTAATTAAGCCTGCTTTTCAACCATCTTGTTACCCAATAGTCAATGACCTTTTGAGTGCCCTCCCGGTAGTTTCCAAGGTCAGTATAGTATTCTGGCCTTTCTGCTTTTCCCATTAGGTAGTCAAATGTGTTATTTGCCAAGCAGGCACCATACACAATCCTGGACATAGCATGCTTGGAGAAATCCTTCGAATCCTCGTTTGTTGATTCGAGCAACTCGCGGATTGACATCGTGAGCAGACGCATTTTTGGGCTAGCGCCTTCTCCAAAAACATGGTTTATTCGATTGTAACCATCGCTCGTAGCTTCCGTCAGACTCAGCGTTGTAGCTTTGCTAATATGCATCGTTCCAAAGCCTATTGTCATTCCGAGTTCCTTCCAGACGACATCAAAATCCGAGTTAAAAACATTCCCAGGAATTTTTAGCCGGTTATACTGACTTGAGCCCACATAATATAACGACGTTGTTCCTATATACACAAGATCAGCAGGTCGAAAAACATTCTGTCCTTTAAGACGGCTGGCAATCATGCTTGCTTTATTTGCATATCTCTCCTTATAGTCATGAATAACCTGTGGTGAGGTTGCCAACAGAGCTACTAGTTTGCCTCCCAGGATTTCGTTATAAGGAGGAATGGCACCGCAAACATTCAACTCCATTAGGCTAGAACCAATATGCTGAGTTTTCTGGGCTACAAGAGCACTTCTAATTGACGAATTTCCATACTCACTATTGCAGAAACCAACGAAGTCATCGGCAAATTGCTCCGAATTATATATGTCCAGGAGAGCCTTTTTGGCCATCAACAAACGCCCGAGTTGTTCTGCTCTCTTGCGATTGTAGCATCGCGTTCCGAGCAACGAAGGCCGAGTGTCTGGATCTACCGGAGACGACGGAGATCGTGCGAACAGTCGGGCTGGAACGGGAAACGCTGACCCTGTATCACGAGTTGGTACAAGACAGCATGATCCAGCTCCGCGAGGGCGAGGTGACTGCAACGAATGTGCTGACACGCCTGCTGCGACTGTCCCAACTGACCGGTGGATTCCTGTGTCAAGACGATTCCGACCGGCCCGTATCGGTGAGCAATGCCAAACTCAATGCGTTGTCAGACATCGTGGATAGTGCGGCGGAAGACGACAGGAAGCTCGTGATCATCGCCCGGTTTCTACCCGAGATCGATGCGATCCTGCGGATGCTGGAGAAGAAACGTATCAACTATTCTGTCATTTCTGGCGAGATCAAAGATCGTGACGAACAGGTGCGGCGGTTTCAGACGGATCCGGACGTGACGGTGTTCGTCGGTCAGATCGCGACAGCGGGGATGGGCATCACGCTCACGGCCGCCGACACTATGGTTTTTTATTCTCTGGATTACAGCATGTCGAACTTCGAACAGGCGAAAGCGCGGATCCATCGCGTCGGTCAGCGAAACCCCTGCACCTATCTCTACCTCGTCGCCGCAGGCACCGTGGATGAAAAAGTGCTCCAGGCGCTAATAGACAAAGCCGATCTGGCTAGAGTCCTGATCGACGAATACCGGGCGGGTAAGAACCCGTTCCAAACCAACTAAGAGGAGGAAAAAACAATGCCATCTGAGGAACTGTTCGCACTGGCGGATCAGCTGCGCGAACTGAAAGAAACGAAGAAATACGCAGAGCAGGAGCTCAAAGAGATCACCGAGGAGATCGATCGTGTAGATACCGCGCTGGCTGAGCGAATGATCAGCACCGAAACACAGAACTTCACCCGCAACGGCACGATGTTCTGCCTAACCAACACGACGCGCGCCTCGGCGGCAGCCGGGCGTAAGGATGAGCTGTTCGCAGCGCTGCGCGAGGCGGGATTTGGTGATCTGGTCTACGAGACCGTCAACGCCAATTCGCTCTCGGCGTTCGTGAAGGAACAGACTGCGGAAAATGAGGACGTCCTGCCCGGCTGGCTCAATGGACTCGTGAACGTATTTGAAAAAACTACGGTGGGCGTAAGAAAAGCCGCTCGGTAAAACAGAAAGGAAATAAACAATATGACACAGGAAACAGGAATCGTAACAACGCAAAACGCATTTTCGGAACTCGCCAACTTTAACCTGAGCGACGCGATGTCGCATGAGCTCGAGGGTTTGAGCCTCTCCTTTGAACGGATCAAAATCCCGTCAGCCGGTAGCACGGTGTTCGAGTTACCCGGCGAGGACGATGGTGATCCGGAAACCGTGAAGGAGTTCACAGGGGTAATCCTCTATCACCATCCGCTGTTTGCGTATTACCGGGATAAATACGCCGGTGGCAATGAACCGCCGGATTGCGGCAGCTTTGACGGCATCACCGGAGAAGGCGATCCCGGCGGTGCTTGCGCGAAGTGCCGGTATAACCAGTTCGGCACCGGCGAAGGCGGCGGGAAGGCGTGTAAGAATCGTCGCCGCATTTACATCCTGCGCGAAGGTGAGGTATTTCCGCTGCTGCTCTCATTACCGACCGGTTCGCTCAAGGAGTTCACGCGGTATATCCAACGCCTGCTGAGCCACGGAAAGAAGTCGATCTCCGTTGTGACGCGCTTCTCGCTCAAGAAAGCGGTGAATACCGGCGGTATCGCCTACTCCCAAGCGCAGTTCAAGATTGACCGACCGCTCACGGAGGTAGAGCTCACGGCCGTTTCGCAGCTTGCAGAGCAGGTAAAGGAGTACGCCAAGCATACCGCGACATCACCGGTCGATCTGGATGAGTTTACTGATGTTCCGACCCCGTTCGATCCCGTAACGGGCGAGATCGTGGAGTCATAACACAACGAACATGGATCGGGGAGCGGAGACGCTCCCCGATGATGATCAGAAAGGGTTTTTATATGAAACACATGCAAAGTATCGAGCGGATCCCGCTCAGTGAAATCTGTATCGAACCGTATCAGAGGGTACTAAATAATGCGCGCGTCAAGCGTATCGCTGACAATTTTGACCAGGCACGCGTCGGCGTCCTGTTCCTCTCCAAGCGCGGCCCACACAGCTATGCCATCGTGGACGGCCAGCACCGGTTATGCGCCATGCGCCAGCTCGGCGTTCCGGACGCTGTGTGCATCGTGGTGGTCGGCTTGTCTTATGAGGAAGAAGCAAATTACTTCCGGATCCAGACGCGTGACACCAATGCGCTCAGCGCTTATTCACTCTATAAAGCCGGGGTGCAAGCGAAAGACGAGCATTTCCTCCGGATCGAGGCAAGGCAATCGAGCAGGCAAAGGCACGGGAGAGAATGTCTTTGCATGCCCGCGACGGATATAAAAACGAAGAAAATCAGGGTACGGGCGTTTGCCCGTACCCTGAAAAAGGAGAAGCAAGATCTGAAATTGCAAAGAAAGTTGGTTTTACCAGCGATCGTCAGATGCGACGTGCGGAACATGTCGCTCAAATGCGTCCCGATCTATTACCACAGATCGATTCCGGTGAAACGACTATTTACGGAGCGTACAATCAGGCGGTCAGCAAAGAAACCACGCAGGGCAAATCAGATGCACCGCCTGACAGATCTCCGGTGTCGACCGACCAGGTTGCCCGCGCCGGTGTGGTCCGGCTCATGAAGAATCCGCATTTTATAGATTTGCGGAAAGAACTTCAAAATTTGCAGGCGGAAGCGACTTCCGCAAAGACGAATCTGAAGTGGGCAACAGAGGCATATGACAACAAGGTAAAGCACTTTGAAAACAACATCGATTTCCTGTCGCGCCGCGTCAGGGAGTTGGAACAAGAAAATGCCGAGCTTCGCGCCCGGCTGGGAATGGAGGCAAGGCATGAAAAACGCGTCGAATTCGGCAACCCTGACGGGATCATTCGGATTCCCGAGGATACTCTATCTTGAGCATGGGGATCGCCCCATGGTGTTCATCTGCTCCCCATATGCCGGGTGTATCAAGGAAAACGTGCAGAATGCGCGCCGGTATTCGCGCTTTGCGTATCTGAGCGGGAAGATGCCGATTACGCCGCATCTATTTTATCCGCGGTTTCTGGACGATCATATGCCGCAGGAACGGCTAGATGGCATGGATATGGGCCTTCGGCTCCTGGATCTGTGCGAAGAACTCTGGGTCTTTGGCGATTTTTACAGCAGCGGTATGCAGCGCGAGATTGCGCATGCTGTAGCTCGGTTCATGACGATCCGGTACTTTGATCGGGAATGCATAGAGGTTAAGCGGCGTGAGTAGAAGGATGCAGCAGCAATTATGGTCGGAAGGGAGGATTGCGCATGGCTGATTTTCAGAAAATCCGGCAGGAGATCCCAATTGAGAAAGTGGCGAGGTGGCTGGGGATTGAGGTGTTGAGCGGCAAAGCGAAGTGTCCGTTTCACAACGATCAGACACCTTCCATGTCATTCAAGGAGGGCAGGTTCAAGTGCTTTGGCTGCGATGCATCCGGCGACGCGATCGATCTGGTGGCGCGGCTTAAAAACCTCAGTACCACGGAAGCAGCTCAGAGCATCATGGAGGCGTTCCACATTCATAATTCTGCGCCGGTGCAAAAGAAGTCTGCGGCGATGAACTATGCTCCGATTTCGGAGTACATCGATCAATGTATCGGGGCGTTCGCAGTCGCGCCGGCTGCACAGATGTATCTGCAACGTCGAGGGTTCACCGGCGAGAGCATGATGGAGTTCCGGCTCGGATTTGATCCAAAAAGAAACGCGATCGTCATCCCATACGGCACGAAAGCGGAGTATTACACAGCCCGGAGCATTACGGATAAGCGGTTCTTCAAACCGCGCACCGAGGACGCCGGGCCGGAGCCGCTGTTCTACGAAGAGTCGTTAGATCAGGATGCGCCGGTGTTCGTCGTGGAGAGTGCGTTTTGCGCGCTGTCGATCATGCAGGAAGGCGGCCGCGCCGTTGCAACATGCGGTACGGGAACCAGGAAGCTGATCGACGCGCTTAAAGCGCGCGAGAATGTGCCGCCGGTGATCGTGTGCATGGATCGGGACAGCGCAGGCGATGAAGCTGCCGGCAAACTCTGCACACAGCTCAAAGCACAAGGAGTGGCACACTTGCGCACGACGACGCCGGAAGGGTATAAAGACCCCAATGAGCTGCTCATGGGCGATCCGTCGTTATTCCGGGATTGGGTGCGGGATTGCGTTACAAAGGCAGAAAAACTACCGATTCTTACGAGGCGTAACGTGAGTCAGGACATTGCGGACACGGAAGCATTACGTGCGCTTCAGCCGGAATCCAATCCGCGCTATCTCAGCACGGACATCGGAAACAGCAGGCTTTATTCGGATTACTACAGCGGTGTTGTCCGATACGTGCCGGAGCGGAAGCTTTGGTACATCTTTCAAGGGAAACGGTGGGAGCCGGATATCGGCGGGCTCAAGGCGATGGAGCTGTGCAAAAAACTCGCGAACGCGCTCATGGTCTATGCATTCAACATCTCCGACGAGCAGCAGCGCAAAGACTACATCGACCGGTGTAAGAAATGGCAGGCGCGCAGGACACGGGAAACGATACTGAAAGACGCGCAGGGCGTCTATCCGATTCCGATGGATGCATTCGATCGAGATCCGTTCCTGTTCAATTGTCAAAATGGGACGATTCACCTGAAAGACATGTCCTTCCAGCCCCATGCACCGGAGGATAAGATCACTAAAATCTCGGATGTCGTGTACGACCCAGATGCGCGCTGCGAGCGATTCGATCGGTTTGTAGACGAGATTATGAGCGGAGACAAAGACAGGGCGCGGTTTTTACAGCGTTCGCTGGGATACGCGCTCAGCGGAGATACGCGATTCGAGTGCCTCTTCATTCTGTACGGCGCGACGACCCGAAACGGAAAGGGCACGCTCATGGAGAGCGTTCTCAAAGTCATGGGTGAATATGGAAGCACGGTTCGCCCCGAAACAATCAGCATGAAACAGAATGCCAGCAGCCAGAATCCGACCGAGGATATCGCCCGGTTGGCAGGAATACGGTTTGCCAACATCTCGGAGCCGAGCAGAGGATTATTGCTCAATGCAGCGCAGGTGAAAAGCATGACGGGCAACGATACGCTAAACGCGCGATTTCTGCACGAGAACAGCTTCGATTTTCAGCCGCAGTTCAAAATCTACATGAATACGAATTATCTACCGGTGATTACGGATATGACACTCTTCTCGAGCGGCAGAATCATGATCATACCGTTTGAACGTCATTTCGAGGAGGATCAACAGGACAAGTCGCTGAAGAAGACGTTTATCTCGGAGAAGAATCAAAGCGCGATCCTGAACTGGCTGCTGGAAGGGTACAAGGAATTGCATCTGGAAGGACTGACTATGCCGGAATCGGTACACTTCGCAACGGAACGGTACCGACATGAGAGCGATAAGGTCGGGTTGTTTATCGAGGATGAGATGGAACCCGTCGCAAATGCCGAGGAACGGACCTCCGCGGTATATGACCGGTACAAGAAATGGTGCGACGCCAACGGCTGCTTTGCGGAGAACACCCGCAACTTTAAGCAAATCCTGGCGATGTACGGACGTGTTGAGCGAAAACGGCCGTATGCCGGAGGTAGTGAAACAACGATGTTGATTGGGTTCAAGTTAAGGTTTGATACCGGTGGATTTACCGATTACAAAGGTAAAATACCGTTTGATTGAACCTCTGTCGCAGCTTGTCGCAGGAAAAACAGGTTATACGTAAAGAAAGCTCTTTTTATAGAGAATACCCCAAAAACCTGCGACAACCTGCGACAAGAGAAAAAAGCCGCATAGAACCTGTGTTTTTCAAAATTCAGCTCATATTTTTTATCTAGGAGAGTTTACTACATGTTGGAGAGAGATATTGTTGCCGCGATCATGCGGCTGCTAAAGAGAATTCCGCGCTGCTTTGCCTGGAAAGAGCATGGCGGCATGTATGGGTCAGCGGGAATACCCGACGTGATCTGCTGCCTGGACGGTCGGTTCTTCGCCTTCGAAGTCAAAACGCCGGAAGGCAGGGTGTCGAAGCTACAGGAACGGACGATCCACAGGATCAAGGTCGCCGGCGGTCACGCGTATGTGGTTCGGTCGGTAGAGGATGTCAAGGCTGTCCTGTGGGCATACGCAGGAATAGAAGTTTAACAAAGGAGGTCAGAAATATGGATGCCAAAGAATACTTATCGCAGGCATATCGCATTGACCAGCGGATCAATAGCAAGCTGGAACAGGTGATGTCACTACGTACCCTGCTGGGTAAAGCGACTGGCACGCTCTCCGGCGCGCCGAAAGCGGCGACGCCAAACCTACACTCCATGGAGGATACGATCTGTAAAATGGTCGACATGGAAAACGAGATCAACGACGATATCGATACGCTGGTCGATCTGAAAGCGGAAATCATGGCGTGCATCAAGCGGGTGGAGAACACAGAATATCAGACGCTGCTGGAACTGCGTTATCTCTGTTTCAAGCGCTGGGAAGAAATCGCTATCGATTTAAACTACAGCATGCAATATGCTTTTCGCATGCATGAGCGTGCGCTGGAGGAGGCGGGATCTTTTTTGAAAGAGGAGAGCAAAGTTGATTGAAAGAGAGTTAACCCCTTTGGTATTGTTATGGTGACGAAAAAGAAGAGAGCCTCCGCAGGTAAGAAAACGCGGAGGCTCTTTTGCTTTCCTTTGGAGGCCTGAGATGCCATACAAACCCAAGCGCCCGTGCTCCTATCCGGGGTGTGGCAAACTGACCGATGGTCGGTATTGTGACGGGCACCGGCAGATCGCTGAGCTTCAGTATAACCAGTACCTTCGTGACCCTGATACCAACAAACGATACGGACGCGCTTGGAAAAAGATCCGTGCGCGATTTTTATTAAGGCATCCTTTGTGTGAACAGTGCCTGAGCGAAGGCAGACTCACTCCCGCCGAGGAAGTGCATCACATCCTGCCGTTGGCAAGCGGCGGTAAGAACGATGAGGGAAACCTCATGGCACTTTGTAAGAGCTGCCATTCGAAGATTACGATCGGCAGCACCAACTCGCGTCAGAATTCACACGCGAAGTAACCCGGTGGGGGTAATTTTACCTCTGTGACCTTTCCAACTGGACAACGCGGTCGGGTCGCGTGTAAATTTTCGCGAAAGTTTTCAGGGGAATAGCCCCATAAGTTTTTCAGGAGGAAACACACATGGGAAGACGAGGCCCGGCAGCAGGCCAGGGCGGCAGGCCGCCGAAACCGCTGGCGGATAAAGTGTTAGAAGGTAACCTCGGTAAGAGAAAGCTTACCGTTGTCGAATTCCCCGGTGCCAGCGATTTTCATGGCGTGAATATGCCTCCGCCGCAGGAGATGCTGTCTGCCGTTCAGAAGGACGGCAAACCGCTTATCGCGTCAGAGATCTATGAGCGGACCTGGAGCTGGCTGAACGAACGCGGTTGCGCAAACATCGTCTCCCCGCAGGTGCTGGAGCGATACGCTATGAGCGCTGCGCGCTGGATTCAGTGTGAAGCGGCGATCACGGAATACGGGTTCCTCGCAAAACATCCAACGACGGGTAATGCGATCCAGTCTCCGTATGTGGCTATGAGCCAAAACTACATGGCGCAAACAAACCGGCTCTGGTATGAGATCTTCCAGATCGTGAAAGAAAACTGCGCCGCCGACTATACTGGCGTAAATCCGCAGGATGACATCATGGAGCGCCTGCTGACCGCGCGAAGGGGGAAATGAGTATGGACGAAGTACAGGCGTTTATCCATTCGCTCCGATACCACCGCTTGACAAGCCAGCAGCGCAAAACGCTGCGTGGGCAGGCGCTCGCTGGGAACCTTCCCGCAGCACAGGTTGGTTTACGAAAAATCGTGTCGAAAGGAGTCAACCATGGTCATTCAAACGCTGCCAGTCGATAAGCTCATCCCGGCGGATTACAATCCGCGAAAAGATTTAAAGCCCGGCGACCCCGAATATGAAAAGCTAAAACGATCCTTGTCGGAGTTCGGATATGTGGAACCGGTTATCTGGAATAAGACGACTGGTCATGTCGTCGGTGGACACCAGCGCTTGAAGGTGCTCATCGATACCGGCGTAACCGAGGTCGAGTGTGTTGTCGTGGAAATGAGCGAAGAAAGAGAAAAAGCGCTCAACGTCGCGCTAAACAAGATCAGCGGCGAATGGGACAAGGACAAACTCTCTTTACTGATCGCGGACCTGCAAGGCGCGGATTTCGACGTATCTCTGACCGGCTTCGATGCTCCCGAACTAGATGCGTTGTTTAAAGATGCGCAGCGCGCCGATGTTCATGATGATGATTTCGATGTGGATGCTGCGCTCAAGGAACCTGCGATTACCAAGCTTGGCGATCTGTGGCTCCTCGGTAAGCATAGGCTCGTCTGCGGCGACAGCACAAAGCGGGATGTGTTCGACCTGCTCATGGACGGTGGCCAGGCCAATCTCGTGGTCACAGACCCGCCGTACAATGTGAATTACGAAGGCACCGCTGGGAAGATCAAAAACGACAACATGGCAGATGCTGCGTTTTACGACTTCCTGTTCGCTTCGTTTCAGAACATGGAAGCGTGTATGGCGAACGACGCGTCGATCTATGTGTTCCATGCGGATACCGAGGGATTGAATTTTCGCAGAGCATTTTCGGACGCCGGGTTCTATCTTTCCGGAACCTGTATCTGGAAGAAGCAGTCGTTGGTGCTGGGGCGGAGCCCTTACCAATGGCGTCATGAGCCTGTTTTGTTCGGCTGGAAGAAAAAGGGTAAACACGAGTGGTACGCCGATCGGAAGCAGACGACGATCTGGGAATTCGATAAACCCAAACAGAACGCTGACCATCCGACCATGAAACCTGTGGAACTGTTGGCATATCCGATTTTGAACTCCAGCATGGCGAATTGCGTCGTGCTCGACCCCTTCGGTGGCAGCGGCAGTACCCTGATCGCCTGTGAACAGACAGATCGGGTCTGTCGTATGATCGAGTTGGATGAAAAGTACTGTGATGTGATCGTTCGAAGGGCCGTCGAGCAGTTGAATGGTTCCGACGGTGTGTTTCTGATTCGTAACGGCGAGCGAATTCCGTACAAAGAAATCGTAGAAAACACAGATAAATAGCTTGATAAGTACATCTTTCAGAGGCATGTATGTACTACCAAATTCAAGGAGGTAGACATTATATGCAGATCAAGTACAACGTTACAGGGGACAGACGGAAAGCGCTGGTCGCGGTCATGCGGGATACCCTGCAGGATGCGACGCGATACCTCGGCGCACCGAGCTTCGCATTTCAAGTTGGGGCTTACACCGTCGACAAGAACGGTACGGTTACCTGCCCAGATGAAATGGATGAGGCACAGATCGACATGCTGATACGCGAACTGGCGCATGACGGTTTCATTGGCGAACGGATCGGTGGGCCGGTGAGGCCCTTCGAGCAAAAAGCTGCGGACGACCTTCAGCACGAAATCATAACACCTACGCTCGACAGCCTTGATCGGCTTTCGGTCGAGATTCCGCGAGATGGCATGACGTCTATTGCATTGGAGAACCTTCGGCGGCTAGTTGCGAGCAAGGCAACGCTGCTGAAAAAGGCGCTCGGCACAGACAGCCTTCGGACGACAGAGCACTCTGATAGGATCGAATTTGGATGGTTTCGGCCGACTGACGATCAGTCAGAGCTTGCAGCCTACTACCAACTGGTAAAGGGCCTTTGCGAACTGGCGCGTATACAAAAGCGCGTCAGCGAGTCGGAACAGCAAGTCGAAAACGAGAAGTACGCATTCCGCTGTTTTCTCCTCCGGCTTGGATTTATTGGACGGGAGTATAAGGGTTCACGCCGTGTGCTTCTGAAAAGGCTCACCGGCAACGCGGCGTTTCGCACCACGCGGGAAGCGGGTGATGAAGAATGACAACCATTCATCCGGAGATGCTGAAACAGCTCAAAGCGTATTACACAGCCGGCACTCGGGTGATGCTGATTCGCATGAGCGATCCTTACACCAACCTGCGACATGGTGACCGAGGGACGGTCACCATGGTCGACGATATCGGGACGATTCATGTGAATTGGGATCGCGGCAGTTCGCTCGGTGTTATATTCGGTGAAGATGAGTGCCGGAGGATTGATGAAAATGAGTAATCGGATATTGGCTGCTTACGGCGTCGGACTCAATCGTACCGAAATGGCGAAGCATTGCCCGACCGCAAAGCTGATCGGCTCCGCGGTGTTGAAGAATTACAGACTTTCTTTTCGCGGCAGTAAAGCCGGCGCACTGGCGACGATCGAAAAAGCGAAGGGCGGTAGCGTTCCCGCGCTGCTGTGGGAGATTTCACCGCAGGATGAAGCTGCGCTCGACCGCTGGATCGGTGTGCCGGAGCTGTACCGGAAAGCGACGATCAAAGTGCGCCGCGACGGTACTTTGGTAGATGCGCTCATCTACATTCTGAACAGCGGCAAACCACAGAACAAGCCGAGCGCTTTCTATTACAGCACGCTGTTAGAAGGGTACATAGCGGCGGGGTTTGATACGATGATTCTGAAAACGGCAGTACAGGAAGGCGATCCGTACGCATCGGGCGTATAAATCGCCGCAACGCCGCGTCGTGCAACGTCGCCGCCACTGAGCGGTTCAATAGGAGGATGGGGCGGTTGCCCCAACGGAGCACGATAACCAAACCAAGCCGGACACGGAGGCTCACGTGGGCCTCCGTTTTGATTTCATGAGGAGGAGGCGGTGATGTTACGGAAATTGAAGAAGTATATGCCGACTCCGTTCAAAGCAAAGGATTCGGTGTACGACAAACGGGCGGCAGATCATGCTGTGGCTTTTATCGAATGCCTTTCTCACACCAAGGGTACATGGGCCGGTAAGCCGTTTCTGTTGATTGACTGGCAGGAGCAGATCATCCGTGATGTGTTTGGCACACTGAAACCGAGCGGATACCGACAATTTAATACAGCATATATTGAGATACCAAAGAAGAATGGAAAATCAGAGCTTGCGGCTGCGATCGCGCTGCTCTTAACTTGCGGCGATAACGAAGAGCGCGCCGAAGTGTATGGCTGCGCCGCTGACCGTCAGCAGGCGTCGATCGTGTTCGAGGTCGCAAAAGACATGGTGACGATGTGTCCGGCGCTGGCGAAGCGCGTGAAGATCCTCGCCTCGCAGAAGCGGCTCGTGTACCTGCCGACCGGGAGTTACTATCAGGTGCTCAGCGCCGATGTCGCCAACAAGCATGGTTTCAATACACACGGTGTTATTTTCGATGAACTGCACACCCAACCAAACCGTCGTCTTTTTGACGTTATGACAAAAGGCAGCGGCGATGCGCGCATGCAGCCACTGTACTTTCTAATCACCACAGCAGGCGATAACACCAACTCCATCTGCTGGGAAGTGCATTCAAAAGCCAAGGACATACTGGACGGCAGGAAAACGGATCCAACGTTCTATCCTGTGATATACGGCATCGAAGAGAACGATTCCTGGACCGACCCCAAAGTTTGGAAGAAGGCGAACCCATCACTCGGGATTACTCTAGGCATCGACAAGGTGAAAGCCGCGTGCGAAAGCGCACAGCAGAACCCAGCCGAAGAGAATGCGTTTCGTCAGCTTCGGTTGAACCAGTGGGTCAAACAAGCAATCCGTTGGATGCCGATGGACATGTGGGATAAATGCGCATTCCCGGTCGATCCGAAATCGCTCGAAGGGCGTGTTTGCTATGGCGGGCTCGACCTTTCGTCCAGTACCGATATCACGGCGTTTGTTCTCGTGTTTCCACCGCTGGATGAGGATGACAAATACTTTATCCTACCCTTCTTCTGGATACCCGAGGAGAACATCGATCTGCGCGTGCGGCGCGATCATGTGAACTACGATCTTTGGCAGAAGCAAGGATTCTTGTTGACCACAGAGGGAAATGTCGTGCATTACGGATTCATCGAGACGTTCATCGAGCAACTCGGTATGAAGTACAACATCCGTGAGATCGCGTTTGACCGTTGGGGTGCGGTGCAGATGGTGCAGAATCTCGAAGGCATGGGTTTCACAGTCGTTCCGTTCGGTCAGGGCTTTAAAGACATGTCACCACCGACGAAGGAGCTCATGAAGCTGACGCTGGAGCAGAGGATCGCGCACGGCGGACAACCGGTGCTTCGCTGGATGATGGACAACATCTACATCCGTACTGATCCGGCAGGGAACATCAAGCCGGACAAAGAAAAAAGCACCGAGAAGATTGACGGTGCTGTGGCAACGATTATGGCGTTGGATCGGGCGTTGCGAAATGGTGGGACAGAGGGCGAGAGCATATATGACACGAGAGGCTTATTGATCTTCTAAGAATTCAGCGAACTCGTTTGATTGATTCGGTCGCCTTGTGTTTGTTTTCCAGATTGTAGCTTCGTCGCCAATAGTGTTTAGGCATAAACGTGTTATACTAAAAACACAGATGTCGAGATGAAATGATTCCAAAGAACACTATTGAGTCAGGAGCGAAGAATAATGAAAAAGCTGGTTAAGAGTAATGTTTATTGGGTTGGTAAAACAGACTGGGAGCTGGAATCCTTCCATGGTGCAGATTATACGATCAATCATGGATCAAGCCAGAATGCCTACTTGATCGAAGAAGAAAAAACTGTTCTGATCGATACTGTATGGATGCCGCACGCGAATGAATTTATTAGTAATCTGGAAAGCGAAATCAATCTTTCAAAAATTGATTTCATTGTTGTTAACCATGGAGAAATCGATCACAGCGGTGCATTGCCGGCGCTAATGGAAAGAGTACCAAGTTTACCCATTTACTGCACCGCAAGCGCGATCAAATCACTGACCGGGCAGTATCATCATCCGGAATGGAACTTCAATATCGTAAAAACTGGCGATTCGATTGATGTTGGAAATGGGAAATCGCTCGTTTTTGTGGAAATGAAAATGCTTCATTGGCCGGACAGCATGGCAACATACCTGACTGGTGACAATATCCTATTCTCCAACGATGCTTTTGGACAACATTTAGCCGTAGAGGAATTGTTCAATGATGCTGCGGACACCTGCTTTCTTTGGGGAGAAGCGCTCAAATACTATGCCAACATCCTAACGCCGTTTTCAGCGCTGGTGAAGCGGAAAATCGAAGAAGTCTTGGCGTTGAATCTAACCATTGATATCATTGCTCCCAGCCATGGTGCGATCTGGCGGGAAAATCCTTTAAGCATTGTGGAGAAATACTACGAGTGGTCGAAGGATTATCAAGAGGATCAGATCACCATTATATACGACACCATGTGGGATAGCACGATGCAACTCGCGCATAGGATTGGCAAGGAGATTTCTCAAATTTCTCCCTCGACTAGGGTGAAGATTTTCAACGTATCAAAGACCAATAAGAACGATATCATGACAGAGGTCTTCAAGTCGAAAGCAATCGCTGTTGGAAGCCCGACCGTGGGGCAAAACATCCTGTCCTCGGTAGGTGGATGGCTGGATTTCCTCAAAGAATTAAAATTCAAGAATAAAAGGGCGGCGGTTTTTGGATGTTACGGTTGGAGCGGAGAATCCACAAAGGTACTGCGAGAAAGACTGACCGACGCTGGGTTTGAAGTAGTTGCACCGGAGATCAAATGCAATTGGGTACCAATCGAAGATGACCTAAATAAAGCTACCGAAGTAGCAACCGCTTTATGTAAATAATTCAGATGAAATAATCTGAAACGCTTCTGATTACACAAAGGCACTTGCGATGCTGCAGGTGCCTTTTTTATTGGTGCCATAAGTGCGGAAAATCGTTATTCCAGATGTAGAAAAGGCACATCCGGTAAAGGATGTGCCTTTGAAATTACCTGTTGCTTCTGAAGCAATCGCTGCACAGGATCGGTCGGTCGGTACGGGGCTGAAAGGGAACCTGGCAGGCTTTGCCGCATTCCGAGCAAACTGCGTCATACATCTGGCGCGGCGCGTTGTCACGGTATCCGCCATCGCGGGAACCGCCTCTGGGTGCGCCCTTACGAGCGACGCGGCAGGATTTGCAACGCTGCGGTTCGTTCGTAAAACCTTTTTCGGCGAAAAACTCTTGCTCGTTGGCGGTAAAGGTGAATTCTTGTCCGCAATCTTTGCAGACGATGGTCTTGTCGCTGTACATCTAATACCTCAAATAAAATATTGTATGGCGCGAAAATACACCACACAAGTGCAACTCTACTGCTTTTTTCTGTTTATGTCAATCAAATGTTCCATGGAGGAAACGCATGAATCCACTTCGAGCGATATTTCACTCACGCGACAAACCGAAAGATTCTCTCAACGGTAGTCGCTACAGCTTCTTTTTCGGTGGCACTTCAAGCGGGAAACCGGTCAACGAAACGACCGCTATGCAGATGACGGCGGTGTACTCCTGCGTGAGGATCCTGTCCGAAACCGTCGCAGGCTTGCCGCTGAACGTTTATCGGTACAATGACAGCGGCGGGAAAGAGAAAGCGTTCAATCATCCACTGTACCGGTTGTTGCATGACGAGCCAAACCCTGAGATGACTAGTTTCGCGTTTCGGGAGACGCTCATGAGTCACCTGCTTTTATGGGGCAACGCTTACGCGCAGATCATCCGAAACGCCAGAGGCGAAGTAGTCGCGCTCTACCCGCTCATGCCGAACAAAATGACAGTCGACCGTGATCAAAGCGGCCGACTTTTTTATTTGTATCAGCGCGGGTCCGAGGATCCAAAGACGCTCGGTTCGGATAACAGAGTTTACCTAGCACCGACTGACGTTCTACACATACCCGGCCTCGGTTTCGATGGCCTGATCGGCTACAGCCCAATTGCCATGGCGAAGAACGCCATCGGATTGGCAATTGCTACCGAAGAGTATGGCGCGAAGTTCTTTGCCAACGGTGCGGCTCCTTCCGGCGTCCTGGAACACCCCGGAACGATCAAGGATCCGATTCGGGTCAAAGAAAGCTGGAACGCGGCGTATCAGGGCAGCGCGAATTCTCACAAGATCGCGGTGCTCGAAGAGGGTATGAAGTATACGGCGATCGGGATCGCGCCGGAGCAGGCGCAGTTTCTGGAAACACGTAAATTCCAGATCAACGAGATTGCGCGCATTTTTCGTGTTCCGCCGCATATGCTGGCGGACTTGGAGAAGTCGTCATTCAGCAACATCGAACAGCAGTCGTTGGAGTTTGTGAAATACACCCTCGATCCCTGGGTCGTGCGCTGGGAACAGAGTATGTGCCGGGTTCTGTTCAGCGAGAGCGAAAAACCTGCGTATTTCATCAAGTTCAACGTTGACGGCCTTCTGAGGGGCGACTACGCCTCCCGTATGACTGGGTACGCCACCGCGCGACAGAACGGTTGGATGAGCGCGAACGATATACGCGAGCTGGAAAACCTCGATCGCATCGCACCCGATCTGGGCGGTGATCTGTATCTGATCAACGGAGCCATGACAAAGCTGGAGGACGCAGGGT